ATCTGCCTTGGCGTATGGGTGACGCTAGCGGTTATAATTGGAGTGAACAGAGAGAACTTCAAACGAATGGAGGCTGCTACTATGACTACTTCAGACTGTGGCTGCGGTGGCAATTGTAAATGCGGAAAGAAAGGATAGGTAGCATCATGTCGATGGGGCCTAGTTATCAATTTCCAGTAGTGATCACAAGGATAGTTGATGGCGATACCGTCGATGCCCGAATCGACATGGGCTTCAAGATAATCTACGAGGAGCGTATACGACTTCTAGGAATCGATACGCCTGAGTCATTTACCTCCAATAAGAAGGAAAAGGTTCTGGGACTGGCTGCGAAAGCCAGGATCAAGGAACTCATAGCTTCGGCTAATGTTCTCCCCAAGAAACGTGGTAAGAAAGACGTAATCCTTAAAACCTCAAAGCACGGCAAGGGGAAATTTGGGAGGATATTAGGAGAGATTTGGATCAACACCAACACTGGCGAAGGCATCAATGTGAACGAACAGCTTATCAAAGACGGACATGCCCGATGGTACATGGGTGGCGCTAAAGGTGAGATGGGTGAGTGGACTATTGACGATGGCTGCTCCCATAATCATAAAGGCAAGAGAATGACCAGAGGTCGCAAGTGCGACGGTACTTGGACTAAGTGGACACCTGATGGATATGTCCCCCACGATGTGGATGTAGGAATTTAAATCGGCACCTGCGACTGGTGCGGGCACAGGTTCCGTAACGCGACTGAGATGGGCGCTAGGCTCGGGCACATTGTGTGTCGCTTCGGCTGCGTTCCGACTGGCCGACAGCCTCGGCGGAGTGGAAAGGAGCCAGATGATTGACCTAGATGAAATGCTGTTAACCGATGACGAGTGCCCTGACGGAAGCGTGCTGGCTGCTCAGAGGGACAAGACGCTGCAAGCCGTGGTTCAGATGCTTATCGATCTCACCAGGCAGCAGGGCCAGGAAGAGCCTTTCAGCGCTGCTTGGGCAGGACTGATGCTAACTGGAGCAATGACTCAGGCCGGTATCCCGCTGAAGGCCCGCCAGCCAATCGTAGGTCAAGCGTGAAGATCACATGACTGAACAAGCACTGCCAGTTTAAGCACCGGAGGGCCTATTCGTCCGTTTCAAGTACCTTCATCCCCAAAACCCCGATCAAGCTCACCGTTGCGCCCAAGGCCCCCGTCACGATCTCGGCAGCAGACATCTTAAGGCCGACGAAGCATCCAAGAGCGCCAAGCCCCGCGATGAGGAACATAGCACACAGGATTTGCGGGCGGATTTTAGTAACCATATTGCCCATCACATCAGCCTCCTATCGGATGAACACCGGCTCCTCGACCACGCCGTCATGCACGGTGTTGACCGACACCGAGGAGTGTAGAATCAGATCAGCCGAGTTGATGTCCCCATCGTCACCAATCCTGACGTTCTCTAGGATCAGCCTCCCGATCTCAAAATAGTCTGCATTGAAGGCCCCCGTCCACGCCCTTACGCCGTCCAGTATCATCGTGTCGATGATCACGTCGCCGCCCGTGGTCGTCTGCTGGAGGATGATGCGGTCAACGACCATGTTCTCTGCAATGTAGCTGGTGGCCCCTCTGCCCGAGCCGATCACCACGTCGTTGGTGGAGCTACTCAACGTGGGCGAGAACGTGTGGCCCGCCACTACTACCGAGGACGTGGCGTGGAGCGAGTAGATGTTACCGTTGGCCCAATCCATCGTCGGAAACTCACTGTTGCGGATGATCAGGGTGTCGATGGTGATCACGTCGGATGTCGATGTGCCCGTGAGTTGGAACGCATCCGTGATGCCGGACTTGCCCAACGAGACATTCGTGAAGCTGATCACGTCGATCCTGATACCCGCTGGCATGTTGATTTCCAACGTCTGGCTGCGATCTGTGGGAAACTCGGCGTCCACCACCCTAGACCCGATCATCGACGGGGCATCATAGGACGCCCCGACCATCGGCCAGGTAATCTCCTGGTCGCCTGACGAAATGAGCAAAAACGTCGCCGCCAGGAACCCCAGCACAACCGAGGTCAGTGATGCAAAGATGAGCTTCCCGCCACCAAGGTACAGTCCGCCGGGCAGCGGAATCCGAAGCTTTGATATGCCAGGGATTTTGAGGGTCAGCCCTGGTATCGAGAACCGAAACTTTTTCTCATTCATCTGACTTCATCCTGCCCTTTATTTCATCGCTCATAAGGCCCACGATTACGCCTGCGGCACTGGTCACAGGCAGCGCAAATATGGAAAACGCCACGAGTATGATATCGAGATGCGGCGCAATCTCCGCAGGCTTGGAGGTGGTCTTCCAAACGATCAGTACTCCCAATGTGACGAAAGCCAGAAATAACGGCCCGATCAATACAATGGTGAGAAATTGCGAGCCTGTGAGGGTGGTTTTGGTTCGTATCTCCAGCTCGGCAATTCGCAGCCGCGCCTCTTCAAGCTCCTGTTGAGGATCAGTCGCCACTGATGCGGAACCATGCCACGACCATCGCCGCCCCCGCTGCAACCGAGGCGATTAGTCCCCCACCCGAGAGCATGACATAAATCACGAATGCCGCTGCCAGAATGAACCCCAGTATAATCAAGGCGTCCCAGAACTCATTAGTCATCATCGCTCCAGAATCTCCCATCGACGGATGTCCACCTTCGGGAAGAACTCTCCCAGCAGATTAAGAACAACGGTGGCCTTGATCGTCCGACACGAAAATAGGTCCACGTGCAGGCTCTTTCGGTTCGGTGCCGTGTGGATCACCAGGTGGCCCTCGGTGAGGATCGCCACGGCGGTAATCCCCGGCCCGAAGTCGGTCCCGTTCGGGGACTCCTCCAGGTGGGTGAACACGGGCCGCAGATCACACGCCTGGACCATCGCCTCTACGAACCGACGAACGTGAGCCACCTCGCTGAGTCTGTCCGAGTCGGTCAGGGCGTCCACGATCAGGAGTTCGCCGCTAGCTGTCATCTAGCGCCACACCAGTTCCGGCACCAAACCCCCTCATTCGCACAGTCCTGTCGCAATAGACCCCCCCATGATATTATCATTCATAGCACGCCTCAACTTCAGCCCGTATCGCCACGAAGGCTTCCCATAACCCGCCTCTCGGTTCGAGAATACCCTCCCCTCCCCACAGAACCGGCATACCGCAGCGCTCTCAGGATGGGTCGGCGGCAATACCTCCCAGAAGTGGACGCAGGACTCAGCGGTCTTCAGCATGAACTGCTCATCCTGGTTCATGCTCAAAATGGCACTGTAGGAACCGTCATGTTGAGATAACTAACGACCCGTGCCTTGCCTGTGGCTCCTGCGCCACCTGAACGATTTACCTGTCCCCCACACGCACCACCGCCACCGCCAGACGGGGCAGTGCCTGCCACCCCAGCCGCGCCACTAGACCCGCCTGCGCCACCATTGCCGCTCTGGTTTGATACTCCTCCTGCTCCGCCAGCCTGGTCGTATACGCCAGACGATGATTCTCGGCCTCCACCTCCACCGCCTCCCCCGCCTATCGTCGAAGTTCCCCCCGCGCCACCTATATAATTGCCGCCATCGCCACCAAACCCCTCACCGCCACTGCCCCCACTGGTGCCGCCACCAGAGCCTGCTGATGCAGATAACACATATGCCTTACTCGCAGCAAATGATGAGAGGCTGCCGGTTGACCCATTGCTCCCCGATGCTCCACCCGCTCCACCCGCGCCGACGACAATGGCCTCCGTGCCAGCAAGGTCGTCGGCATCGAACATATACACTACGCGGCCACCGCCGCCACCTCCACCGCCACCGTTATCTGGCGTGGCAGTCCCGGTCTGGTTGCCCCTACCTCCCCCGCCGCCACCCAACAACTCCACCATGACACGCTCCGCTCCTGCGGGTTTCGTCCATGTGCCGCTTGAAGTGAAATTCTGGACATCAGTGTGCGTATGATTCCCTGCCGATGCCTTGACTGCCGTGGTGCCAAGACTCCGCAGGCTAGCCGTCCCAGCCGATGCGTCAGCCGCTGTCAGGTTGACGACGGACGAGCCGTACCATTTGAGATCATTGCCGTTGCGCTGTAACTCTCCGGCTGCGTCTGGATTTTCTTCTTGGTCGGCGAACGTGAGAGTCACCAGAGCCGCCAGGGTCAGGCCCGTCATGGACGACGCGCCGAATCCAGCCGCCCCTGTGTGGGTGTGAGTACTGAGAACGCCAAGGTTATCCCGCACGTCAGTATTCAACATTGCCGCCGTGACAATATCACTGGCGATCCCCGTCCAATCTCTCGGTGCAGTCCAAGCCATATTATTCTCCTACTGTACCTACTGTACCGGGAACCGGAACGGGAATTCGTAGACGAAGCCATGGGATACGATTCGGCTGATTAGCATGAGGGCCGGAGGCGGTGGTCGCTTCGCCTGCCGGATCATCGGTCGGGCCGTGACTGTCGTCATACCCATTCAGCGGCACCTCTATACATGGGTATGGTTACCAGCCGCCGCCTGCGTCGAGCCTGTGCCAAGCGTCCGGTGGGAGGCAGTCCCGGCTACTGCGTCCGCGTATAGCCCAACCACCGCCGAGCCGTTGTAGTATTCCAGGTTGTTGCTTTTGCGTAACAACATACCTTGAGTTGCAGGCGAACTGCCCTGCGATGCCAGCACGGGAATTGTCAGAGTCAGAGACACGCCGGAGAGCGTCGAGGAACCCATCCCAGCCGCGCCAGAGTGGGCATGTGTCGATAGCACCAGCAGATTGTCACGGATGTGAGTGTTGAGGTCGCTAGCAACCGCCATCGTACTCGTCCAGCTTTTCGGTGTAGTCCAGCCCATGTCAGAATGCCGGAATCGTGGACGTACCGAGGACGCTCGTCCCCAGCACCCAGAATTGAGAATAGCCACCGGTCGCAGGCGACAGCTTCCAGGTCGTGATATGGTCTGTCCCTCCGCTGGTCACGCTATGCTGCTCCGACTCGACGAAGAAATCCGCGCTGATGCCCAGGGCCGCGTCATTGGTTGCGGTGACGGTGATCCGCTCCGACAGGTCTCGGCTCAGTGCCTGCCCGATATTGCCTGGATCGGATGCCGATATTGTCATCGTCAAAATCTCGATGGGTGAGCCGTAGATCGCCATCTGGTACTCGCACCAATCCTGGGCCTCGGAGGTCGTTGGGATAAACTTCGTCTCGGCGACGTACTTCCGTTCACCGTAAATCCCCTGAGAGGTCGTGTCGATAGCCCTGACGATACATGGGTTCTTGGTGCTGACCGCCGTCCCTCTCGCCTGGAGCTTGGTCACGTAACCGCTCGACCCGGTCGCCGAATTGGTCAGCGTGATCGCCATCCGCTCCGCTGTTCTCACGGCAGAGATAGTGATGTCCTCCGCAACAGTCAGGTCAGTACCAGACCCGTTTGAGTTCGTCCAGACCTTTACGTCAGTATTTACGACCGGCACCGTCCAGGCATCGACCTCCATCGCATTATTCGCTGCATCAGGGTTCGGGAATTCTGCCTCAAATGTTTTTGCCTCACCGGGAGCCAGAGTGGGAGATGCCGCCCCGGTCTCTGGATGCGTCCAGAGGACAGCGAGGGAGGCCAACGCAATGTAGCTGTGCGTGGCTCCTGATGCGTCGGAGAACGTCGCCTGGGACGTAGTGGATGCCGTCTCTGTTAGCCGGTGGAACCGATTCTCAAATGCTATCTGGCCGGATTTAGACTCCTTGATGAACCCGGCCTCAGCCTCCTCGACAAGCCGGAGAGCGTCGATGGCCTTCTTCCCGCTCATCCAAAACCGGCTGATCGTGGTCTGCCCGGTGTCCAGGTCACGATCCGCTGCCTCAGTCCAGCCCACGTCGTCCAGAATATCCCCTACCGCCTGGTCTGTGCGGCGATTGGTCTGCGATGCCAACTGAGTCTCGAACTGGTTGAGATAACCGAGAGTTCCGAACGCCGTCAGTGTACAGGTCTTGACCCCTACACTAGACGGAGCAGGCAGGATGCGATCCAGCTTCCCCTGCCAACGGACGCCGTCATTGAACGCGACCGGGAACGTGTAAGGGAAGCTCCCGCTTCCGGCCTGGAGCCGAACGGTACGCCCCGGCAGGATTTTACCAGTCAGGGCCGAGGAGGTATTGGACGGTGAGTATTTACCAGCCGTATTGATTAGCCCAGCGGTCAACTTCCCGCTGATCGACCGGCCCAGTAGGGCCGAGGCGTAGTCCCGACCCCGCTCCCATGTGACCCACAAGGTGTCGCTGGTCACGTCCTCGTTCGCGTCGGTGAAATCCCCGTCGTCGTTCCAGTCGACGAGGAGGGTGTAGCTACCCGCCATCTACCGCCTCAAGGGCCTCTACGTTGCCCTCAGAGCCGTTAGATGCCGCAAGCTGGGCCTGCAGCTCCACCACCTGACGCTCGGCCATGATCCGTCGCAGTTGCTCTGCCGCCAGCGGGTTCTGGGCCAGGAGCGCCTGGAGGTCTGCATCTGTTATCTGGTTCTGTTGCTGGGTCATTCAGATTCCTCCCGAGGAGGTTCATGAGTTCCGTCAAACTCCTGGCACGCGACACAGTCGGGGTGTAGTGCCCGGATCGTCTCGATGTGACTCGTAAGGTGCGCAGCTTTCCAGTTGTCACGCTCCTCATCGAGGCGCACCAAGCCGTTGAAGCCCCTGGTAATCTTGTCCCGTTTCCCCGCCAGGTGGGCGTGCATAGCCTCGACTGTCCTAACCATTGGATACCTCCGCTAGTTGCTTCTCAAGATCGGCCACCGCAGCCTTTAATTCCACTAAGCGAATCTCATGCTCAAATAGATGCAACTGTTGCTGCTCCTGGCCCTCCCAGAGGCGCTTCTGAATCTGGCCCAGACTCAAGCGACCATCCCGCTCCCACTCTTCGCGCCCGATGATCCAGGGTAGGTGCCGGTTCTCGCGGGTGAATGCCAGGGTTTCTGCCACAGTGGGGAGCCATGTCTTCGCGTACTCCTCGTCGTCGGGAAGTACCTTGCCGTCAAAGTAAAGGTCAAAGATGTAGTCGGTGGTAAGGATGGTGCCGTCGTCATAGACTGCGACGAAGTTCGCAGTTCCTACTCCTTGGCTCCCGCCACTGGCCGCTCCCCAGAAAATGCCCCCATTCTGGTCGATAGTGCCTCGGAGGTCAAGGGTCGTCGTTGTGTTATCGACCGTATAGAACTCTATTCTGGTTCCACGCGCTGAGCCGCTCCAAGTCTCGGTCGCGTCTGCTTTTATTTGCGCCCCCGTTTCAAACCCGCTACCGTTTGAACCTTGCCATGACAACTCGCCCAGTATGTCATCGGCGGCCATTGCTGTATGTGAGCCTACCGTACCATTCATTGAGTGTGCCATGCGAATTTCAGCCGTGTTGGCGTCACCGGTGTTATAGGCCCTAAGTTGGAATCGCGTCGCGTTGTTCCTCGCATGGACAATGCCACTGGCATTCCATACGTTCTCGGCATTGGCTACGTTGGAGAGGGTATTGTTCGCTAGATCAACGGCAGCAGCTATCTGCAAGCCACCCGCATCAGTGATTACACCGTCTGTAATGATCGTGGCCCCGATGGTGAAGTCGGTCGTCGCATCTATTGCCCCTGTAACCGCCAGCGTTGACCCGTCAAAATTGAGGTTTGATTCTGACGTGACCGCGCTTGTCCCGTTGCCGGTCAGAAGCTTATTAGTTGCCAAGGTCGATACGCCCGTGCCACCGTAGGCCACGCCGACATCGGTGCCCTGCCATACTCCGGTCGCGATAGTCCCGACAGAGGTCAGCGAGGATGCCGTGACGCCACTGGCAAGGGTTGAGCCTGTCAGAGACCCCGCTGCCGCTGCCGCCGGAGCGGCCCACTTCACGCCGGTCGTCTCGCCCGAATCAGCCGTCATTACGTGGGTGTTAGTACCGACACCAAGCATCTGAGGATTACCGGAGCCGTCGCCGATCAGGACATGGCCCTTGGTACTCATATCGACAGCCCCGATAGCAGAGGTGCCGTTACCGATCAGGACTCCGTTGGCGGTCAGAGTGCTGACACCCGTCCCTCCATAAGCCACCCCGACATCCGTGCCCTGCCAGACCCCTGTCGTGACCGTTCCCAGCCCGGTGATAAACGTGGTGGCCTGCCAGTCTGGCTTGCCTGACGTGACCCGCAGCACATCGTTCGTCGAACCGATCCCAAGCCTGAGAAGCTGAGAGGTCGTATCGGCATAAACTATGTCGCCCACGGCCTGGTTCGCGACGACGTGCGTCCCGATCCCCTCCCATTCTGCTTGGGTAAGCTCGGTGCCGACGGTGCCGTGCTTCAGTTCGTTCGCCATAATCTGCTCCTACTATGCCGTTGCCAGGATGCCCTGGAACCCGCCGCGCCTCGCACCGTCCCTGACGGCCTCGGCCACACGGCGCTCGAAATCGTCCATGCCATAGGTCGGCCCCAGGATGTTAATGATGATACTCCCCATGACGCCTGCTCTGCCTAACGGGACGACGGCCTCCGGGCCAGCCTCGCCGAGCATCGCCAGCGTAGGCGACCGGACGATGCCGCCAGCCGCCATAGTCGGAATCTTCGGGATGATGGGGAGGTTCTTGAACGGGGCAAACTGGAAGGCCGGTAGGACGGTGATGCCCAGCTTCGTCTTTTTCTCCCAACCGAATTGTACTTTTTTCAAGGCTTCAAATAGAGAGTTAACTGCACCGATTACAGTGTTGATTATTCCGATGATCGGATTCGCAATAGCTTTAACAACGCCCTTCATACCGTTCCAGATCGTATCCCAGTTATCGCGTAGGAGGAACAACGCTTTGAGCAGCGCACCGCCGGGAAGGAGCCAGCCGAATTTGGAATTGAACGCTGACTCGATGGCTCCCATGACCGTGTCGAATGCGGTCTTGATGGCTCCCCATACCGTGTCCCAGGTGGCCTTGAGTACCCTGACGATCTTGTCCCAGTTCTTGAATATGAGGATGCCTGCCGCCACCGCTGCGACTATCCCAAGGATGATGAGTCCAATCGGCCCCATCGCGAAGTTCAATACGGTCATTGCTCCTGACAAGACGGTAGTGGCTCCAGCTTGTATCAGAGTGCCAGCCGCTGCGATTTTGGACTTCAGCCCGACGAGGGCTTGGGTAGATGCGAGGGCGCTCATCGCGGTGCCGAGGGCAGGAATCATGATTACCATCGGGCCGAGAGCCGTGGCAAACTCCCCCACCGGAGCAAGCGAAGCCTTGACCTTGTTCTTCATGATGTCGAACTTGTCCGACATCGTCAGGGTAGTCGCTCCGAGTTCTTCGACCTTGCCCTCGGAGTTCCCCATCGCCTCCAGCATATCCTCCAGCGAGAATACGCCCTTGTCGATTGCGTCCTTAAACCGGATACCGGCACCTGCGCCGAAGTTGGAGGTCGCAATCGCCAGCGCCTCAGTGTCTGTCTCAGCGTTCTCGATGCTGGCGATCATCTCCATCAGCCCAGCGGAGATGTCAGTCACGCCCTCCTTCGCCAGTTTCTGCACCGCCGTATTGAGTCCCGGCATCATCTTAGACGCCGAGAGTCCCGCCGCCTCCATATTACCGACCAGGGCGGTGGCCTCGTCCAGACTCAGGCCCATCGTTGCCAACTGCGGGCCAAATTTGACGACGGTGGCCGCGAGGGTACTCATCGGCACACCCACCGCCTGGGAGACCGTGGTTAGCTTGTCCAACTGAGCGCGTGTATCTTCAGCCGGAACGCCGAAGGCAATCATGGAGTCGGCCACCGATTTAATCATCGGCCCCGCTTCCTCTCCCATCGCTCTTGACACGTCGAGGAAGGCTTTGGTCACATCCTCCAGGGCTGCGCCCTCCAAGCCCATCTCGGTGTTGACGTCCGCGATTGCCGCCGACACTGCCGCCGCGTCCTGGGGAACCGTAGCCCAGACATCCTTGAAACTCTGGGTCAGCCCTTCCAGTTGCTCGCCGCTCGCACCGGTTCCTGCGGCGATGGTGTTGGTGGCCTCCTGGTACTCCTGGCCGAGTTTCGCCGCCGCGCCAGCGGCCAGGGTGAGACCACCAGCCGCCATAGCAACGCCCTTCATGGCCGAGCGGAATTTATCGCCCATGCCTTTGACGTTTTTCTCTGCCGTCTTGGTATCGGCGTCGACCGTTATGGTGACGGTATTAGCCACTCGATTCGTCCTCTACTTTGCCCTCGCCCACGATTGCCAACATCCGCAGTATCCCCACGTCCTCGGCCATTAGCTCGGAGGGCAGGCAACTATACCGTTGGCAGATGCCGTCCACCATCTCGGCCTGTTCCAACTCGATGGGCTTAACGATAGGCGTACCGTCCTGATACGTACCGCCCCGGACTGCCAGCCACCGGGCTATTCCGAGGCTGAGGCTTCCCCCGCTGTGGTCGCGGCCTCGCTCCACGCTCCCAGGATCGCGGTGCCGAGCGAGGGCGGCAGGGATAGGAAACCCTTAGCGTCCGGCGTCAGCACCGTGCCGTCCTCATCTTGCAGGTTCCAGGCGTCAAGAATCTCGTCTCCGAACATGCTGAACGCGGCCCGAAGTTTGTCAAGGTCATTGTCCACCCCGCCCGCGAGTTGCTGTAGATCGAGGAACGTCCGCAGATCGACGTCCAGCCGGGCCTCGATGCGGATGCCCTCGTATTCCGGCTGGGCGAATACCAGGATCGCCCGACGACGCTGGATTGTATACGGCCTGACGCCGTTCTTAGTTGCTACCACTAGACCGTTGACCAGGCAGGAACCGTGCCGTCAGCAAGGTTGAGCGTCACCGACCAGGTCAACGAGGTCAACGTCCCTGTGGCATCCCGTGTAATGCCGTAATTAGCGACGACCATCTCCATTGCCAGCTTGGGATTGGAGGAGCTATTGCCGCCGACCCGGAGATCGAACGTCCGAGTCCCGGTACGAGTCTTGAAGACGTCGTGGGACTTGTTGCTCGCCGCGTTGAAGAAGCCGTTGAGCGATACGTCTCCGTCGCTCATGCCCGTGATCCGTTCCCGCGCCGACTTGTCGAGGCCGGTGGTCTCGACTAACTCCTGCGCGATATTGATCCCGTAGTCTCCGATGTCATTGGAGATATCTCGCACCGTTCCACCGGAGTCGTCCACTGCAAGGTAGTCGCCCAGTCCTGTCTGCTTCGCCATTTGTGGCCTCCTATGCCCTGGTGAATGCTATCGCGTATGTTATTGACCCAGAGGATGCGTCCAGCACAACCCGCTGCCGCACGTATCGATTCAGTGTCCCGGTGAACTCAGCCCTGGCGGCTCCGATCCCATCAGATGCGGACACGGTTGCCGACGATGCGTCCGTCCAGGTCGAATTATCCGTGGAGTGCTGGACGTTCAAATGCCAGCGGGCGTTCCCGCCGACCGCACTGAGGGCAGTGACCTGGTAAATCCACGACCCGCCAGAGCTACTCGATGCAGAGTTATCAACCGATGATCCCGACGTGGACGCCGTGATCGAGTCGGTATGGCTGGTCAGCATGATCCCGAACTCTGGGCCTGAGCCGTTCGCCGCGAACGTCGCGTTGGCCGTTATCGCAGAGCCAGGAGACCGGGCCACGGTATACGTCGCCTCCTTGGACACCAGGCTCACCGAGGGATCGCCCACCGCTGATCCCATTGGGACGAGAACCTCCTGGTCTGCCGTCGGGAGCTTTCCCGAATTGGAAGTCCAGACCGCGTGTTGCCGGGACGATGCATTGTCGAACCACGCAGCCACGCTGATCTCCCCATCCACGATCCCGATAATCCGCTTCTTCGCCGATACGTCCAGCGTGGTCACGTCCAGAAGCTCATTGGTATACCCCAAGCCATTCAAAGCGTTCGCGTCACCGGAGAGGTCGTACCCCTCGACGTAGAGCCGGACGTTCAAGCCGTTTACCTTAGCCATATATACCTCCCGCGATTGCGCCCCTGTACGGCGTTCCTGGTGCGTCTAAGCCGTGATCGTGACCTCGCCGTATATCTCCATTTCGAACGGAACCGAGACAGTGCGGTATACTCCCCCGCTCATGTTGGTATATCCGACCGTAGCAGGGCCGAGGCTGCTGTCCGTCACGTTGCCCCCAAGCTCTGCATCAGACCGGAGTTGAGTGTCGATCTGCACCATCGCATCCCAGACCGCAAGTTCGATGCTCTCCCGCACGTCCGGCGAATCCTGCATACGGAAATATGCCCGCACCATCACGGTCGTCCGTGATCCAATATCCCCCAGCGTCTCGAAATCGTTCCTCCTGCCCGTGACCCAGAACGCCAGCACCGGCGTCCCTGAGATCGCCAGCGGCTCCCCACGATAGACCGCGACGAAGGCGGGGTCGGAGATCGCCGCGAGTAACGTGTCGATCTGAGCCAATGCTCCCGACCGGCTCATGCGTTAAATGCCTCGGCAATTGCCCCGCCAATGTAATCCTCGTAGAGCTTGGGATTGTTGTTGATATGATCGTAGGCGTTGCCGAACATTCGGTAGCCAGGGAACCCTGGCCTCGCTCGGTTTCGCTTATCAATCCCCTCCACCCAGTTTGCGTAGATCAGGTTCTGTCGACCCTGCTGCTGCTCCCCCGCCGCGATGATCGCCACGCTATCCCGTATGGTTGCGGCTCCTACGTGGCGACGAAGCTCTCCGATGACCCGTCCGTGGCCGGGATATAGCTGGTCAAGGACTTTGTTAGCTCCCTCAATCGTCGCCAAATCGAGCAAGCCCCGGTTAGTCGCCTCGATCAAGTCCTGCGAAGCATTCTTGCCGAATAGCGGGCCGAGCATCTTGAAGGTCGTAGTGGGCGGCATTAGAACATCACCCCGTTAGACGTTGCCGCCACGCGGTACTGGGCCAGGGTCATGAGGATCGATTGAATCTCGCCCTCGGCTGACGTGATCGCCGCGTCGCCGGAGCCGATAGTGGTCGCCGTCCCCAGGTCACGGTCGCGGAATACGATCTTGGAGAGATCGAGGCAGGCTTGGACGACAAGCTCCGGGTAGTCGTACCGGTAGACCGTCGCCCCTCCGCTATGAGTTGCCGCAGTCGAGCCATTGACTCCTCGCTCGACCGTCAAAGTATTCCCGCTGATCGCAGTAATATATAACTGCTCCGAGTCGATGAGGATTACCTGGGCTGGCCCCAGATTGGTGGCAGATGTGACCGACGCGGATGTCGCCGTCGTAGACGTTATGGCGTCCGAGGTTGTTACGCTGGCCGTGTTGGACGTGTAGCCCCACTCCGCGAGAATGGATAGCGTCTGCTGGCCTGCATCGAGACCCTTGGTCGTGTCCTCGTTCAGCTTGAGGATGGTCTTGGGTGCGAAGTTGTAGGGCATCAACCAGAAGTCGTTAGCATGGCCCTCGGTTAATGTCTCCGAGGTGGCGCGATCTGTTGCGCCGTATGCCGTCACAGTAGTCGGCGAGATCAGCCAGCCGTCCAACGGTATGACCCCTACTGTGCTGACCGTTGACGATAGGTCTCCTCGGTCGGTCGCGGTCGTGTACTGGGGCGACTGCCGGAGAGCGCCGGAACCAATATCGTAATATCGCGTCTGGGTCTGTGGCCCAAACGTCCCGCCCCCGCAGTAGTCGTCAATCCTGCGGCTGGAAGCCTCAAGGATACGCCGGATTGCTCCCGCATCCTCAGTCCAGCCAGATGAGTAGGACGTACCCGCGAGGTAGTCCCGCAGATCGTCCGAGGTCGCGTAGGTGTGACGGGTCGCCACTTACTTGTTCTCCTCGGTCTCGGCCTGTTTATTCGCCGCTGTGTTCCTGATCTTGAAGTAATCGGGATACCGTTTGAGGGTCGCAGCCGGGACGTCGTAGGTTTTCCCGTCCTCGTAGACCTCCCCAGTAGCTCCGAACGTGACGTTCTGGGTACATTTCGCCTTGGGCATAATGCTCCTCCAAGGAAGGGCACGGAGATCGCTGAGGTAGGTAAGTCAGCTAGCCCCGCACCCAACCCGTTGACCGCCCTACGCGGCTCTTGGAATCTTGAAAGCTGCCGCCAGCCCGACCTGGCCGTCGCCCCGACGTGAGGCGAAGAAGCCGACCTGGTCATTTTCCATGTACAGGCTGTCGTTCCGACGGATCGTGAATCCGACCCGGTCGAATATGTAGTACTGCCGGAAGTCGCCGAAGATGGCGATCTTCTCCGTGGAGGTGATGGTTCCACCCAGACCGCTTACAACGTCGGTATCCACCACTGGCCGACCCAGGATGAACGCCGCCGGAGCGGTGGTGATGTTGGCGATCCCAGTGACGCCGTTCCCGGTTACCTGGCTGTTGATCGCCGACTTCATCACCCAGGTCGAGTTCGCCCGGTGCTGCGCCTCCAGGGCGTAGAACGTGCCGATGAGGTCTGCCACGACGACACTTGTCGATCCGGCCATCGTGTAGAAGGCAACGCTGGAGTCGGACATGATCCCGGCGTACTGCGTGGTGTTGTTGCCGCTGATGATGCCCACGTCCTCAAACCGACCAGCCGACTCTTGGAATACCGAGGTCAGCAATGCCGGAAGGTTAATAGCTGAGTCGTCCAGAAGCTCCCTGGTCACCTTGACCAGCCCGCCGGACTTCTCCAGCGCGAAGGCAACCTGCCCGACGGTCGGGGTCTGGTCGCTGTACGCCGCTTCCTCCGCTATCGCCGCCCAGGTGGCCGAACCCATCGTGGGAACGTAGCCGTCCTTGGAACTGACGCGGATCACGGTGCAGAGGGGCCGAAGCTGGGAGCCTGGGACTCCTGGGTCTCGAATTACCTGGTTGACAAACTGCTCAGGAACGAAGAACCCGCCCTCGGCGTCGGTCTCCTCCTGCATGGCCTTGACTTCGTCTGACGATGCGGTCTTCCAGAACACGTCGTCGGACGTTGACCTGAGCCACTTGACGAACGTGTCGGTTTGGAACCGGGCCTCGTCCTTCTGGGTCTGGCCCATCTGCTCCTGCACCCACATCGGTTGCGCCATTGCGGGCATTCCCTTGACCCATGAAGAGGGCCGATATGACGCCTTGGTGTTGGCGGTCGTGTCGGTCGGGTCGTATGCCGCCACGTCCTTGTCGGCTATCGGCACGGTGTTGACGGGTCGATTAAACTCGCCCTTGAGCGCCTTGAGCTGGCTTGCCGCCTGGTCGATCCGGTCGGCCTCCTGCATCTTGGCCTGAGCGTCCGCGATCATCCCCTCAAACTGCTCGACGTTGCCGCCGGTGAGGGCCGCTTCGGCCTGACCAAGGAGAGCGTTGGCTTCCTTGCGGGTTTCGTGCGTGTTCAAAATCCTTACTCCTCTTTCTGGTTGTGTATTCCATGCAGGGCGAGCTTGGCACGTTGTAGGCGCAGGGATCGCTCTGCCGTGTCCAAGACACTCTGGGGCCGTGTCGGAGGCGGCTACGTCCGGTGCGTCCTCGGTGTCTGCTTCGCCAGTTGCTGGCTCAAATAGGATACCGTCGTGATCGGTGCAGAACGACCTGGCCTCGGTCTCGCTCCAGTCATCCAACGGCAGGCGGTAAGATGCGATTTCCCAATCGCCGGTTTCCTTATCTCGCCCGAAGAGTATCTCCACGGGTCGGTCGTCAATGGTCTCGGTGCTGGAGCGGAACGTGTCGAACTGACCAGGCTCCCGCATCCTGCAAGCGTGGAAGTTCGGGTACGGCTTCGACCCGTCGGGGAGATCGGCAGACCGTAGCTCGGAGGGCTTCCGGCCAGCCTCGCGGAGATGCCGCGCCAGGTGGTTGTAGACCCCGCGTCGGTCGGTCTCCGGTATCGCCGTCTTGCGGGCGTTGAGGCCCGCCAGGGCAGTCGTGATGGCCCTGACGTTAGCCGCACCGCCTCGACCGTTCCGACCAATATGGTGATGGAGGTATTTATAGCTCGACTTGAGTTCGGGATCGCCCTCGGTATCTACCCAAGCATAAGCCGCTCGGAGGATCGCCGCGCCGCCCTTGATCCGGCCACGCATCAGATCGCCGTCCCAGGCGTCCTCGACCCATGCCGTCAGGTGGGACGGGATCGCGCCCTTCACCTCATCCGTTACCGGCGAGGTCTTAGCCGCAACTGTCGAGGTCGATGGTGAAGATCCTCGGATGACCGATGAGACCTCCACCCAATCGAGATTCGCGATCCGTCGAAGTACGGTCGAGACGTCGCTGCCCTCCTGGCTCACATCGCCGTCCTTCGGGATGTTGAAGCCGATGCTCCACTCGCGGACGTAATCGCCAGCCACGTTGGAGAACGCATCGCGACCCGCTTCGGTGTCCATGTTGAACTGCATCCTGGTGAACAGCCGATACTCGTCTCCGGTAATGTATTTGGGCTGGGCAAATATTACCTTGCCGACCAGCTTCCCCCGGTCATGGCCCGATAGGACTGGGATCGGGAGGTTCTCGCGGATGCTCTTGTCGAACGCGGTCGGCTCTACTATGTCCCCGTCCGCGTCCATGACACCCATCGTGTTCGTGTACGCCTCGACTATGCCCTCGGCCTCGTCGATGGCCTTAGCGGTGCTAGCGATGGTCTTGTGAATCATATAGCCTGCTCCTCCGGCTTGAATCCCCTGGGCATCGGCATCCAGTTCAGCGTCCCGTTCGGGTGGTCGTCTACGAGGGCGGCTGCTTCCGTTGTGTAAATCAGCCCGTTCCGTTCGGCGCAAGTCCGACCATCGCCAGGGTCAATGTAGGTATCATCAGGATCGTCGCCGTCATCAGCCTGGACGTAGAAAAAACCCTGCTCCTTGTAGAACCCGACCGTGGTCTGGTTCTGCGTCCTCATGATCTCGGTGCGGGCGATCAGCCGAGAGCGGTTCTCAGTCTCAGTCAAGAGTGAGCGGATGCCTGGGAACTTGTCGTCCGGTACGCCCCGCGCCAACTGCGTGACCGTGTAGCCCCGTTCTATCCCGATCTGTACGGCTTTGCCGATGGCCTTGTTGGTTGTCCGGTGGATCATTGCGGCCCGCGTCGGAGCTTGTACTAGCACCTCTTGAACGACGGGCAGCTTCTCAGACCAGTCCAGGGTTCCGGCGACGCCGATGTCGTTGATGATTTTGAACGTCTCCTTGCTAGCCTTCCGCGCCGCTGCCTCTAGGATTCGCGACAGGTTGCCCGTCTCGATGGGCGGCAACATATCCTCGATCCCGAATGGGTAGTCCTTGACCACCTCGGTCTGACGTTCCATGTGACGCCCCAGGATGCCGTCTACGCGGTTCCTGATGCCTCGGAAGTGGGTTAACACCTTTGCAGCCAGTTCGTCTGTCTCCTCCTCACGTTCCTCGATCAACTGCCGCCGCATTATCCGGCCACGCGAAGCAACGCGAGGAGCCTTCAGCTCAGGCAACGCCAGCGTCTGCTCGACCGGAGCCGCGTCCACGGCAACGGGTGCGGCAGCACCCTCCGCAATCTCAAACACCGACGACGGGACGCGACGCACCGCGCCGTCCGATACTGCATCAAACCCTAGCTCCTCCCGCGCCTCGTTGAGAGTGACAATCCCACCAGCAAACAGGGCTGTTAGCCGAGTGGTAGTCGCTGCCTGGTCATCGAGAACGCCCCGCATTGCAGCCCAGTCGACCGAGAGGGTCTCGTTCCCGCTGTACTCGTCGAACAGGTTGCGGTTGAAGTACCTCAAAATCCTAGCGACCATCGGCTCCAGGGTCTCTGAATGGAAGGCAAGACGAGCCTCCCGATAGTTGGAGAACGTGGAACGCTGAAGGCCGACGTTGGCCCCGATCAGGATGGGCGGGACACCGAACACCGCGCAGATGCGGGACTCGGTCAGGTTGTGAAGACCGGTCAGCTCCATGTCCTTCGGGCTATTGCTCATCGGCTGGTACTCGGCATCGTCGTCGAGGATGGCGATCCGATGGAAGTTGTTGACCCCGCCAAACTGGCTGCGCCATCGCGCCCGAATCGTTGACGCCTCCTCCTGAGAGGTCAGCCGGCGCTTGATCTTCAGCAATCCAGACGGGACGCCAGCGTTTTGGAAATAAATCTTGGCGAAGTCCGTCATATTCAGATCGAGATTGACCGTGCGGGACAGCACCTTGAGCGGACTGAGGCCGTAGAGATCGCCGCTCGGATGCGGCAGGGCGAGGTGGCACATATCGCGGACGTCGACGCTGTACTCCTTACCGCCCACGGTGTAGACATAGCCCTGCGCCCCGTAGTCCCCAGGCACGATGGTCACGCGGTCTGGACGCAGTAGGTAGATGGCTGAGACCTGGTCGTTCCGCGCCCGCTCCTTGATCGCGTAGGCGTTGCCTGCCACCATGAGGAACGTGACCAATCTCTCGATGAACGAATACCAGTCGCTGTACGGGTTGGGCGTGGTGGTCAGGTCGTAGAGGAGGCCCCGGTCGACCTCAACGGTGCCGCCATCGGTTGAAGGGGCCGAGACATAGTACCGGGGTGTAGCTGCGGAGGTTGCTAGCTCACGGATGCAGGCGTGAACGATCTCGTTCTTGCCGTAACCCTCGGAGGCGAAGTTCTCGTAGTTGGCATCAGGATACGAGACCACGCCCACGTCCATATTGAGTGGAACGGTGGTGGACAATTCCGGTTGCTGCTTGCGGAACAGCGTATCCCAAAACGCCAAAAGCGACCTCCCCGGCGTTCGGGCTTGCGCCTCGGACACATCACCGGATTAGGCCACTATCAAGGACAATACCACGCCTGGTTAGACCGCGTCAATTAGCCTCGTTGCGAGACTTGCACCGGGAACAGACGATCACCGTGCCGGGTGCGGCCTTCTCGGCCAGGAGCTTACCGCAGCACTGACATCGGAGTTCCTTGCAATCCTCTACCATACGCCAACCCCTGGAGCACCTGTCCGGCCATATACCGCGAGGGCCAGCGCCATGACGCAGTCGTCGTGCATCCCGTCTGGCGCAGAGTACCGGACGCCCGTCCTGGTGTACTCGTAGGCGAAGACGTCAAGCTCGGAGACGATCACGCCCTGCGGATACCGCACCTCTCCGGTCTGGATCGCCATCGCCAAGCCCTCCATGAGCTTCTGCTTAGACGAGGAGGAGAAGTGGTAGCCCTCGACGTTCGGTAGCTCCCGCTGGAGCCGTTCGACGATAGGATCGCCGACCCCGGTGGAGTCCACGATGGCGGGCGTCAGGCCGATCTCCCGCGTCAACCTTGCCACGGTCTCCTCCCAAGGCCACTGATAACGGTCGAACCGGCAGACGGCACCGGTCTCGTCGAGGCCGACCACGACCGTCCAGTCAACGCTCTTCGCCAGGTCTACCCCGTAGACCACCGCAGGATCGCCGGAGACGTCCCCGATGCAAGCTCTGATAGCCTCCTGCCCGAACGGGTTCCCGCCGTCGTCTGACGGCTCGGCGAAGTAGAGTTCGCGGAACACGTTCTCCGGCAACTGCCGCTGGGCCTGGTCGATCTCCTCCGACGCTATGATCCCCGCGTCGATGGCGTCCGTGGCCGTGAGCTTCGCATACGCCCACTCCGGCTCCCCTCCCTCGGCCCGACGCGCCAGGGCATACGCCCAGTTCCTCCGACCCTTGACATTGCCGATGATCCGCACCGGGCCACGGGTCGCGGTCAGGGTCGAGCGGATCGCGTGCCAAGCCTCCTCCCGCATCCGCGTCGCCTCGTCCAGTACCGCGGCGTAGACGTCCTCGCCGTAGAGGTTGTCAGGCTTCTCCGCAGACCGGAAGGAGATGATCGCCCCATTGACCAGGGTGATCGTTAGCTCGGACTCGTTGGCCGTGTACAGGGTCGCCGGTAGGCCGCGCTTGAGCCGTCGGTATGCCACCTTCGCCTGGGGATAGACCGGAGATATCCACCAGAACGCTTGACCCCGCAGCCCTCCCATCGCCCGCTCCAGTATCCACGCGATACAGGCTACGGTCTTGCCGCACTTGGTCGACCCCTCGATGATCCCGTAACGCTCAGGACAGAAGATCGCCGTCTTCTGCTTCGGGTAGAGCGCCGGCCTGCGGTACGTTACCGTTGGGGCCGTCGCCGTTGAGGTAGTTACCACTCGCCGCCTCGATTGAGAATGTGACCTCGCCCTGGGTCAGGTGGATCGCCCGCTGGTCGATAGTGATGAGCGGCTCCTTCGGGATCACGCCGTTGATCTCGCTGATCCGGTGCATGA